GTCTATATATGTCTGGTGGAGCCGGTTATGCCATATCCAATGGATTATATAAAATTTTATACAATTATGTTAAAGAAAATGGAATAAATAATTCATATAAACATTGGTGTGATGATTTATGTATTGGGTTATGGATTAATGAACTTAAAAATAAATATAATATTAATCAAATTGATAATAAAAATTTTCTAATAGATCCACATAAAAATGAACATGAATTAAATAATGCTATAACGATACATCGTACTATGACTGAAGAAGCTAATAAATTTTATTATAATATAGTAAAACAAAATAAAGAATTTAAAAAAGATACAGCATTTGTTCTAGTAACAGATTTAAATTATTTTACAAAATCAAAACGTACTATTATTGATTTAAGATCAAAAGGTAATTGGACTGGTGATATTGTTCTTATTACAATTGATTTTACGCTAAATACAAATTTTAAAAATTTTTATAATATTATTGATCTACATTTTGAGCCTATTGACAAATTACAACTCTTAAATAAAATAGGTGAACAAGGTTTTTCAAACTCAGATAAAAGAGAAATCACAAAACTAAATCAATGGGAAAAATTACACGTATTTGATGATTATTTTATGAAATGGGATCGTATTGTATTTTTGGATGCTGGATTACGTGTATTAGATGATGTTAAACATTTATTGGAATTAGATTACAAAAATAAAATACTTGCACCAAAAGATGGAAGATATAATAATTATAATTTATTTAAATGTCAGCTAAGTTACGACAATTTAGATATGATAGAAAAAGTAAAAAGAGATTTTGGAGAGAATATCTTAAATGAGAATTATTTTTTAAATTGTATTTGGATTTATGATACCAATATTTTAAGATTATGTGATAAAAATCAAATGATAGAAGCAATGAATACTTATACTTTATGTAGAACTAATGAAATGGGAGTAATGAATCTTTTATTAAGATTTAAATATAATTTATGGAAACCTTTTCCTGTAAAGATTTCATCAGGAAAATTTTTATTTGATTGGTGTGAATCAAATAATCCAAGCCGAAGGCAAAATTGGAGGGATTATTGCTATATTAAATATCCAGTTACTATTTCATTTGATGATTGTTAAACAACACTATAATAATAGTCATTTATTATATTTTTATTTTTGATATATCTACTCATCTTAGCAGAACAAACGCCCTCCATTTCTGCTGCCTTGGCTATCGTATCCCATGTTGCCAACAATTCGTTAGAGTCTTTTTCTCTCTTATATACTTTTTTGCCGGTGGATGATGTCATTTTGTTCTTTTGAATATATGGCTGTTTCAATGAAAGCCCATAATAACCTTCATTTGACTCGCCGTCAACCCAAACGGTAGCTTTTAATGTGTAAGGGGATTTGTTGAGGTAAGCTTTGATTTCTTTCATATCGTTGTCTGACAATTCTTTGTCAACATCAGTTTTCCATTTTTGGTATTCTTTCAACAATGTTGAATTTAATATTTTTCCACAATCAGAAAATTCACATGCGTGAAAAATAAAATTTTCAACATCTAAATTATTAGAAGTTTTTTTATATTCAATTAATTTTAATTTAATGCCAATGTATCCGTGATTGCCGTCAATTCGTTTTGGTTTGAATCTGGTGTCTAAATAATTTTTAAGAGCATGAAATATTTCTTTAGTTGGTTTAACTTTACTCCACAATCGATATCTTCCTTCCAAATTAACTGATAATTCTTGAACGTCTGGTCTAACTATACAAATTTCATTGACAAATTCGTTGAACTTTTTATTGATTTCATCTTCAGGCAGCAAAACATTTTGATATACGGAAGTTTCATTGCTCTTTATAGTATCAATAATTTTTTGTTGTTTGTCTAAATTTTCTCTCAATTTATTTATTTCAAGTGTTTGTTCCAAATTATTTTTTTCAAGTAATTTTATTTTTTCGTTCAACAGGTTATTTTCTGACTCTAATTCTTCATTGCGTTTTGTAAGTTTGTTGAAGTTTTCTAAGCTATAAATTTTGGATTGTATAATTTCCTTTATAATTTTTGTTAATTTATCAATAGTAAAACTATCACTATAAGCAATAATTTCAGTTTTATTTTTGTCATTAATTTTAATTGTTCTTAATTGTGGTTTGATTTTTGGGTGTGATTTAATAAGATTTTCAATTTCAACTTTATTCTGAACTCTAAATGCATTTTTAAGATTAAAATTATTATAATGCTTATGATGATAGGATATTCTATTTGACAAATCATTTGTATGTCCGAATTTAATTAATTTTTCTCCATTTTCATTTGTATTATCGATTGTTCCAAAATAAATGCACTCAGTATTTACAGAAAATTGACTAATTAAAGCTTGTTCAATTTCTTTTTGTTTTTCATCAATAAGTTTATCTTTATTTTGCAATTGCAATTTTAATTCATTGTTTTCTTCATTAATTGTTTCTTGTAAAATTTCTTCTAATTTCATATAATATTCATGAATTTCATCAGCTTTTTTTGTTTGAGCCTTCAAACATATCTTTTTAAATGTATTAATATTCATCATAAAAATTTCTTTATTATGACCACCATGAGATTTTTCATCTTGCTTTCCCAAATGGGAAAGCAACTTTTTATAATCATTGTCTAATTTAAAATGATTTTCTAATAAAACCTTTGCTTTTACTTTTTGACCAAATCCTAACCATTTCCATACATTATCTAAATCAATAACAAAATCTTTTACTGGGTCGCAATTCAAATAACAATAAAAACTGGATAAAAATAATTGTTGTTGAAAATCTGTAAAATTTTCTTTAATTTTTGTTAATAATTTAATATTATAATCATTTGATAACTTAGTTATCGGGTTCTCTTCAATCAGTTTAACAATGTCTAATTGCTCCATTTACTATACATTAATAATAGCGTAGTCTTTAAGTTATGATTAATATAATTGTTTTTGTTTTAAAAAGCAAAAGCAAGTTTTAAATACTGCTTTCCCTAAAGGAGGAGCAAAATTTACCACTTAGTAGTCTTTTTGACACTAATTTTAGGTCCAGCTCCTCTCTTTTTGGTCTTATTAGGGTCATATTGTTCTTCTTGTTGTTCATCGGGCATACCCTTAGACAATTCCCAGAATTCTTTAGATCCAAGACGGAAATCGTTATGATTGTCAGCTTTATACCAGAAAACTTGGTCTTGTAATTTATTTGATTTAGAATTATTGTTGATTACAAGACACTCATAATTTTCAGTGCATTGATCCATCACTTGGCAAAAGGACTCAAATGTTGGGAACATTCCAGCATAATTGTCATATATTCTTTTTCTATTTGCAATGTAATTTTCTCTCAAAATAAAAACATAATCTATGTTGGTTCTCAGTGTAGGAGGAATGCCTAAAGGATATTGCATTGTGATGACCAACATGATCTTCCAATGTCTCCCGTTCATGAAGAGAAGACGCATTAATTTATCGCGAGCCCATGTATTGTCATATAAACAATCATCTAATATAACAAATGCTCTAGGATCAATTGATGAACGTTTATAAGCTTCCATTTCTTTTTTAACTTGATTTAATACAGTTCTCTGACGCTTTAAAATGTTTTCAATAATAGAAGAATTATATTCATTATGTATAAATAATTTTGGCACCATTTTACCATAAAAGCCATTACCTTCTTCTGTTCCTGATATGACTGTTCCAATAGGAATTTCTTGTTGGTAATATAATAAATCTCTAACTAAAAATGATTTACCAGTATCACGTTTACCAATTAAAACCACAACAGGTCCTTTATTTTCAGTTGCTTTAAATTGAATACTTTTCATATCAAATTTTTTAAGTTCTAGACTCATTTCTATAATATTTAAAAAAGAAAATATAATACAAATTGAACGCTATTAGATTTTTCCTAAAATAAACGAATGAGTGAATATATATATTAGGAACCTTTTAGAAATATAATAAAACATATTAATGAAATAATAAGTTAAAAATACATTTAATTTATATTTTAATTGACTAAAGATGATAACTATTAATTATCAGAAAAGGAAAAACAATGAGCTTTTTAAGCATTTTGAGGAACCTACTTCACTTTTTCTCTCAAATACACAAAACTATATACCTATTTACACACGATTTTTTAACTTAAATGATACAAATTATAATGGTATTAATCTAAATAATAAATGGTTTATATCAAATATAAATACTGAAGGAAAAATTGAAGATAATGACAATCTTTTTATGTGTAGAATAAAAAATATAGATACAAATAAGGTGAAAGATAGAGAAATATTCTTTAAAATGGCTCCTTTATTAGACCCATATAAATATATGATTGGTAAATATGATATTACAAATCAAAAGTTATTTAATTTACCAAAATTAAATTCTAATACAGAAGATTGTAATTCTAAATTTATTGATGTTAATAATTCAGCTTATGTTGATGGTTTATTCTTATTTTTATCAAGTCAATTAAGAAATACATATAGATTTACACATGGAGTTGATTATTATGGTTCTTTCTTGGCTATTAAAAATGAATTTAAAATTAATGTTTTTGATGATATTGATTATCTAAATAACTCAGAATTTTTTAACAAAAATAAAAATATATTATTTAAAATTGATGATTATGAACACTTATTTCAACAAGAACAAAAAAAATTAAAACCATTAACTATAGGTAATAATATTAGTTTAAAATCTCTAAAATCAGTTGATAATGAAATATTTGAAAATGTTTTTGATGAAGATAATTCAATTAACTTGAATGAATTGAAAGACTTATCTTTGGACCTAATTGATATAACAAATGTATCATTAGTAGCGGATCATCAGGTAACATTAAAATCTAACTCAACATGTTCATCTCGTTCATCACATACAAATGATGGCGATTTGGATGATGAATGTGAAAATTGTGATCAAGATGGAGAAGTATTTGACTCAGGTTCTGAGAAAAATAGTGATGGTAGTTTACAAGAAGAGAATGATAATAAAGAAGATGGAGAGGAGGAATATGATGAAGAATGGGAAGATGAAGAGGAGAGAATAAATGTATTTATTCCAAAATTTCCTGTTCAAGTTATTGCAATGGAATATTGTGAAAATACTTTTGATGATTTAATTTTATCTAATGAATTAAC